ATAATAGACACAGATCTCATTCGTCATTAGACTTTGTGAGTCCTGTGCAATTTGAAGTAAATGCTGCGTAAAAAGGTGTCCAATAATTCGTAACTAGGTTAACTCTTGTTCGGTCTTGTTTTTGCATTCAAAAAACCGCTCGCCCTCGTTTTATACCAAATCAATTCATACCGAAAACTTTTCGGATTGCTGTTGATCAGATAATTGGTGAAAGGCTGGCTTCCAGAAAGAATGATTGGAGTTCTCTCTTTGGAAATTCGTTCGTATTCCGGCCAGAGCTTTTCCATTGGGATAATGATATCCCAAGCGCAATCCGTAGTTCCGTAAGGTAAGTCGCAAAAGATAAGGTCCACCGAAGAATCAGGGATCTTAGGAAGAATTTTTAAACAGTCGCCATGATATAGATGATGTGTTGCCATGAGGCTAAACAAAAGTGTAGCCCTTTTGAACCAAAACCAAATCTTCGGCGGGAGTCCAATAAGTCTGTTAAGTCGAATCATTCGAAAACCTCAACGTATTCAAATCGAACAACCCAAAGCAAGAGCGCACTTCGCTTCCATTCTTCAAAGAATTCTTTCAAGTTTTTATCCTTGTAAACTCCGGTTTTTAGATGCGAGTTTCTATCTAAGTATTGAAACCCTTCTTTCTCATAATCTTCTTCCGGCATAAGGAAGGTATTTTCTCGATAAGGAGTTTCAATTAAGCGAATAATACCAATCGGCTTTCCCTGAAATCGCGGGGACCGATTCCATCCTTGAATCAGTTCGTTCTTTTTGAACCTTTTGGCATAGTCATCTTTCCAGTCTCTTCGGGTAACGCTCTTTTCCTGCGCGACAAATGCGGGTGTTGTATTGGCAAAAGAAATGATCTTCATTCCAGTTTGTCCTTTAGTGAATCAACATCTCGCGCTAATCTAAGCAGTGCCTTTGCCATTACCCGATCCTTGAATGGGCCATCATAGCGGATAGCATCTAAAACATACTTTTGCAAATTTACTTTTTCAGGCTTGTATCTAAACCACGATGTGAAGAACGCAATATAATCAAGTACGACTCGAACAATTACTGCGATTGAAAACCAAATAAAGATCGTTGTCCAAAACGAATAATATAAAATCAACTTTGCAATTTCCCAATTACTCATATTATACTTTCCTGAATATGCAAATTGCTCTGACTCTGTGGTTCGTTGAAATCGAAAGGTAAATCTTCCCTTCGAGAATCCATTTATCTCCCGCGTACTGAGGAACTACTTGATCAAGCCAGACAAGGTGTCCTCCTGTTTCGAGCGCTTTCCAGGCTTCCGCCAAAACTTTACTTCTACTGACCATTATGAAACCATAATGTTCCGCGTCTTCTTTTGTGTAGGGTGGGTCTGCAAGAATCAAATCAAGAGGATGACCCAAAATCGCACGAACATAAGAGGAAAGAAGCTCCGCATCACCAACGATTTCAGGCTTTAATTCTGGATTTTTATCCATCCTCAAATACTTTCCTGGTGGAGTTTTTCCACTAAAAAGATGCAGAATACGGGTTTTATCCGGAAACATGGGAAGAAGTCTTTTTAAATACTGCTCCGGATAAGCGCCGTGGTAATCGGAAGTGTTTTTGTAATTTTGTCCAAGTTCCCATTCACCATAAAGCCGATCCTTGAAGATATGTAACGGTGCATAATTCGGAAAAGACTCGTTATAAAGTTGCGCCCGGTCTTGAATACAGAGTGAAGTCGTTTTGGAAATCATGAAGTCGTCTCCACAGAAAAATCCGTGACAACTGTGGTTCTACAACCTCCAGCGTGATAGGGAGGCATTTTGTTTCTTAGGAAACTCGTGATTTCGTCGCCGGATTTAGAAGAGATGTCCAGCTGTCTCAGTTCCGACTCGGAAGGATTCTGTCTGTCCTTCCAGAAGTTTTCTCGGGTTGGATCATCCGCTAAAAATTCACGAACGTATTGAACGCAAGTTCGAACTTCAATCGTCTTTCCGTTCATTGCTCGACAAATGTAAGAAGTATGATCATCCATTACAGCCACGACTTCGAGCTTTTTGATCCCGATTTGTTCAAATCTTTCAGTCCGAGAAAAATTCCGGGATCTGAGAATCTGCCCTCTTACGATGTCGCCTAACTTTCTTCTAAGCCTTGCCCTGGGGTCTTCTGTCGGAACTGCGCCTTCTTTTTTCTTACCGGGCTTTTCTTTCGTCGCCGGTCCAAGCAACTCATCTTGAAGCCTCCGTATTACTTCATCGGTTGAACCTGTCTCGACTGCCTCTCGAATTGCTTCCTCGATTTTGTTTATATCATCTTTGCGATCAAACTGCTTTCCAACATCGAATTTGTATCCCTTATTAAAAAAATCTAATATGTATTTGTTTGCTTGAACTTTTGGAGGATTTGTTTTTGAATTGGGGTTCTTCGTATCCTGGCCGGCGTCCCAGGCTTTCGAGATAGCTTCCCTCCACGCTTTCGCCGTTTCTTCCGGAAATTTTTGTCCAAGCTCTTTCTCTAACGTATCCCAAATCGAATTGATCGCATCCGTTTTTGAAATTCCCTTTTTAGAAATTTGATTGAGTGCCTCTTTGACTCGATCTTCGTAAGAGGAAAAGAAATGAGAGACAAAGGCGTCCTCGATCGAGGCATATACCTCTCTCTCTTTATTGGTCCATGCGCCAAGTTCCACAAGAGTGTCGAGGTCTCCGCAAACGCGTGAAGTTTGTTCGAACTGCCTATTCATCAGGAGTTTTTTTTTACTCCCTAAATCCGGGCTTTCGGAGAAACCAAAGCCTGTGCCGCCTTGAGTTTCCAATTTATCCGAATCAAACCACTTGTCTCGTCCTAAGAGTTTCGCACCATCGTCGGGACTGATTGCACCGCTCTTTACCATAGAAAGAACAAGTTGGAATTCCTGATTCTTTACTTGCTCTTCCGTTAGTTTTGCTTGTGCATCGGAAAGAGGGTCGAGCGAAATCGATTTCTTCCAACTTGCGTCGATTGATTGAAAACGATTTCCTTTGAGTAACTGATCGAGTGTAATTGCGCGGATGAGAAGTTGAATGACCGGATACGCAAAGTTTCCGAGTTTGAGGAGAAAAAGTTTACCCGCGATTTTAGCATACGCTTCCGTTACCGAATAAGAACGACCGAGAATAAACAAGTCCGTATCAGCACCGGAAGAAATTTGTTCTTCGATGTAACGAGAGATCGCCTCGAATCCCCCGGTCTTGGAAGCATCGGTTAACGTGTGGTGTTCAACCGTAGTATCGTCATACGTTGCAAGAAAACCGGATTGAGAATTCTTTTCGAACGATGCTTTCGCACCTTGTAAAAATTCCTTCTGTTGGTTTTCATAAGTCCTTGCATCCGTTCCGGGTAAGAGTCGCGGCCTTTTGAATTTCGCAATAATAAATCCGAGTAGCCCCCATTTATTTAAAGTTTTGTCGATATTATCTTGAGTCTTGAACTGAGAATTGATCCACCGGATAGCGGAAAGAAACGGAGGAATTGCGTACGGAGAATCCTCCTCTCGTTCGATTGCTTCGTACGAATATTGTTCTTCGTTTAATCGAGTGTAGCCGAATTTTCCTTTTTCATAAGGGACAAAACGGACGATGTTATTTTCGTCCAATTGCTTTTTAAATCTAACGTTCTCAACAGAAATCAGACGAATCTCCGCTACGGAATCAAGATTTAAAGACGGAACAATCTCAGCTGATAAAGCGCCGGTTGTCAAAACTTGCCTGAGTAAGTGGTTCGTGATACCACGATGCTTTTTGAAAAATATATCAATGTCGGCTTGAATCCTTTTCTTGCCATTCTCGTCCGCGTCTATCTTCCAATCGATTCCGGAATTTCCAAGAGTCAAAGCTCGTTTGACTGCTTGCGAAAGATCCGGGAAAGCGATTACGAGTTTTTTGATTAAAGGAATTGAATCTAACGGAAACGATGGATTCACATCCTGGACGAAAAACTCAGTTTCTTGCCGGATATCTTTGAGGTTTTTGGAACTTCCGGCAAACTCCATAAACGAAGATGTTCCGAAAAAATAATTCGCAAGCCTTTGCCAAAAATTCATTATGCAAACCCTCCGTATCCTGATCCACCGGACCCCGTTCCCGAAGTTTCATAAGCAATCCTTAATGAATTGAGAGCCATTCCATAATGATTCGGAACCTTTTTTTTGAACGACCATAAGGACTTTCCGTTTTCATCTTCTCCTTTCTCACGGACAAGCATGGTAAGATGAAACTTAAATTCTTCGTATGCTTTGAGATCTGACTCAGAAAGTAAATTAGGATTCGGGAATATAAAGAGTCCGCCCTTGATTGCGTCTACTGTGTCTTGGAGAGAGTCGTCTCGGTTTACATTGATAACACCGACCTCATCCGCACTGGGAACAACTTCAGAATTTTCCTTATATTTTTTTGTGAAGTATTGAATCTTCAAATTTTCCGGGAAGCGGAGTGCCATACGTAGCGACCAGTTTCGGTTCGGCAAAGCATCGATCACACCACTCAAAACACTGAACCGAACAATCTGTTCCGCATAACGTTCTTCGTCTAAAATGCTCGCTTTGTAAAGTCCGATGATTCGGATTCTTCCGTCTAACGTCGGTTCGCCGAAGACGGCATGTATTGTATCTCCTTGATCCGCGCCGTGATAAGTAAAGTAAGGGGAATGATCTTTAAGCCCTTGATCACCCTCCCATTTACGGATTTCATCGATCCGTAAAGGCTGCTCTTCATTAGAACTGGATGGCCAGCCGATAATAGAAATCGTAAGGTTCTTACGCTTCGCACTCGTTATTGCACCGAGAAGTTTATCATAGATGAGGAACGGGCTTCTCGGAGTAAATAGCTGTGAGCATTGGTATCCGCGACGATCTGATTTTGTTTTCGCAACATATTCCCCTTTTTGATTGTCCAGCTTTCGACTACACTTTTCACACGCATAAAAAACGTTCTTTGCATTCGGACTTTTTAACGCATCTTTATTATCAAAACCGAATATACTGATTGGATCTTTCAGCCAACGCTCTACTAAATTTGTCCAATGACCACAAGAAGGACATTTTAAAAGACGAAATCTTTGATCAGATCTTAGAAACTCCGCATGGATTCCTATATTTGGAAGTGAAGGCTGGGAACCGAGCATCATCCAATTTAACTTGGAAGCAAGGAGCCGGTCGCCAACGAACTCTATGTTTTCTTCGTCGTGTTCGTCTACCTCATCGAGCATCACGATATCCAAGTCGACAGTTTTGGTTCCGCGCTTTGTCCAAGTCCCGCGCATGACAAGCGTCGCCTTATCAATTTTTTTCGTTCTTGTGTTGTCTACATTTGAATCGTTAAGATGAGGCTTTAGAATAGGACACTGGTTGAGAAACGGTTCGACTCGATCCTGAACAAAATCTTTCATTGAAGTGTCGTCGGGGAAATAAATTCCAGCTTTGTAGCTCGACCCATAAATTTTCCAAATGAGTCGCGCCAAAGCCCAAACTGAATAACCGATTTGCGCGGCTTTCAGGAAAACAGTGTAAGGATGATCTTGCGATTCTCTACAGATATCTTTCCAAAAAGAATAACCTTTAAAACTGTAAGGAACAAGATCGTCATCACCTTTGACAAAAACATTTTGAGTGAGGAACTCTTCCATCGTTCCGTCGCGTCCGGTCGATGGTTTCCCTACAAGGCTATCAAGTTCTTGGAAAAATTCTTCCTGAGCATTCTTGGATTTAGTCTTCGCCATCGGTTAGCTCCGGTAAGAATGCGATGTCGATGTCCTTCATCATCGATACTTCTCTTTTAATGTTCTCAATATATTGAGAGAAAATTTTCGGGTTCTCTTTAAGAAACGTATGTAACTGAGGAGTACTTTTGATTGCTCGGTGAACTCCACGCGCGATCTCAACGGGCTCGACACGTTCCTTTTCTTTTTCGAGCATTCGCTCGATGTCGTTCATCAAACCTCGAAATGTGTTTAAAGCTCCTTCTCCGGATTTGAATTCAACCGTCAAATTTCCTTGCTTATCGAAAATCTGGCTTTTAAGAGCTTTGAATGTGTGAACTGTATTTACGCGTAGCGTTGTAAGACTGATCTCCGCGTCTTTCAGGGCTTCATTCTTTGCGTTCAACAGTGCTTGTTCGCGGTCTTGTTCCGCGTTCGTACCTGTTGAATCGTCGATTTCGGACAGCCAATTTCGAATGGTATTCGAAGTAATTTTAGGATACTCTGGTTTTAGGGTGCTCGCAATTTGTTCCGGATTATAACCGGATATTACGAAAAGATTATATGCTCTGCGTTTTAATACTTTAGAATAAGACACAGGGAGAACCGTATTCCTTTTCGTCGATTGTTTCCAAACAGAAATCTAAGGCTCTGTCCCCTATGTCCTTTCTTTTCACGCGGCCTCTATATCTGCGTCCGCAGAAATTTCGTCTTCGAGTCGAGAAGGCTTAATGTACAAGCGCTCCTTTTCATCGTTAATTTCAACACCTAACTTTTGTTTTGCGCGAAGAGGTTCTGCAAGAATTGCTTCTTTGTTAAGTTCGATTCTCACGCGAATAAAGACGTTTGATAACTTTGCCGCCCAGTCATTGAAACGCTGTAATAGTCCATTCGCGGCAAGGATCTTTTCAAAAAATTTGGCGGTTCCTTTTGTCTTTACGGAAGCTGGAATTTTTCTGAACTGAATTGATCCAGAAATCATTTTACACGTTTTGAGATTTGAGTCCGGAAATAGTTCGTCTCGATTCTTTTTAACAAAAAAAGCAATACCGCTTGTGGCGTGTTCAATCTTGGATTGGATCGGATACAAGGCATCTTCGAGATTAGATCGAATCACTGCAATCTTAGATTCGGCTTCGTTTGAAAGTCGATCCTTCTCAAGCATCTGTTCCCCGATATATTCAATCGCCCTTTCTAAATCGGCTCGACTTTTGTATTCGTTATTTGGAAGATCTACGAGAGGATGTTTCTCTTCGGTTTTTTTAGTTTCGGATTTCGCTTTCTTAGCTTTGGCCATCTTGGTTTCCTCCTTCCATCTCCGGCGTTACGTCAACTGCCACACCCTTAGAGGTGGATTTCACAGTGTTCGCCTTGGGGATTTGCCTTTTGCGTGCGACCTTTTTCGGAGCCACTTTCTTCTTTGCCTTTTTTACAGGCGTCTTCTTCGTTTTCTTTTTTGCTACCATGGTTGTTTTCCTCCTTTATTCAAAAATCATCATGTGTTTCTGCAAAAATCGTTTCGTCGTACTTATTGGTTTTACTGCGAATTCGACCTATAAGTTCGTTCTTTACGATCGATTCGATTTCGGGAGATACTTCTCCTTCTCCTTTGATTACGTTTTCGATCGTAACCTTATCCAAATCTTTTTGATAACGTTGTTTGATTCCCTCTCGTATCTGTTTTACGGAAATCTTGAGTCGATCCATGATCCTGAGATAGCCGTCAGAAAGAAAGTTTCGAACGTGATTTTCTCGAATCATTGAATCCGACAAAACCTCGGGATATGCAAACGCGATTCCCAAAAGGGCATTCCGAATCGCGAGCGGAGTCCGATATCTGCATCCACGGATCAGTAATTCTTTTGTCTTCTCTCCGGTCTTACCGCGTTCGAATTTTACTTTGAAACCTTCCTCCGCGATCTGAATCAGTTCCGAATGACTGAGTTGGTTCATGGGTGCATGGATTGTTCGGTAACCGATTTCGGGACTGGAAAGAATACTCGAAATCCGAGTTTCCGGTTTCATAAACATCAAGATTGAAAAAAGGTGATCGTCTTTTTCGTGGGAGATTTCCCACACTTTTTTAAGATCACGAAGCCCCCCGATGCGAAGCGCCTGTGCTTCATCAACGATCAACACAACTTTTCTTCCAACACCTCGCGCCCAGATCAAAAGTTCTCTGAGCTTAAAATATCTTTCGTTTAAGTTGCCCGGAACGTGTTCTCCTGGTCGAATCGTTCGGATCATGTGTTTCATCACAAATGCGATCGAAAGACCACCTAACGCGCTCTCCCACGCCGGTCCTACGTGAACGAGAATGTATTTGTGAGGCTGGTTTGTGAAAAATTCAAGAAGACTGTTATACAGGTAAGTCTTCCCCATTCCGACTTCTCCTGTAACCGCAAGCCAGGAGTTGTTTTTTACCGCTTGATAGGAAAGTTTTGTGATCTTATCGGTATTCCGAGTGTTTACGAATTCAGGTTGTTTGGTAAGAAGTGCATTCATTTCTCCAACTCCTTACTTATGAAATATTCTCGGATCATCTCTACGAGATCGAGAACCTCTTGTGCAGGAATCGATCCGACCTTCCGTTTGCAGGATTTCAGATTGTACAAGACAACTTTATCTATTTCCTCATCCGGAATTTCGTCGCCGAATTCAAGTTCTTCAAGAAGCCAATCATACGCGTCGTCCACCGTAGTAAATTCCTGTGGTGGCGCAGGAGTATGAGTCTTCATATCCAGTTTTGGAATATTCAATTTTCCGTATGGAGTTTTTGGAAAGTCTGGTAGAACATCGGAAAGGACGAGGGATTTTTCCACGGACTTGGCACCCTTCAATGCTTTCTTTCGGTTTTTTGTTCTTTCTGTGTCTCGAAATCCCTTTCGTCCACACAGGTTTTCGAAAGATCCGGAAGTTCGCTCGATTGGACCTTGATCGTCGAGAAGTAAATGCCTTCCGTCGTTTGTCGTTGCGACGTAGGAACCGTCGTATCGCTTGTAGATCGAAACCTTTTCCCCACAACGATCGATTGCTACTTCATCCGCTGAATAACGCAGAAGATATTTTCTTGCTTCGATCGAAACACATCCGTAGGCGTCAACGTCTCGAATGAGTTCGGAAATCATCGCGTCTTTCAGATTTTGTTTCGTGACAGCGCGGATCGGATGATTTTGAACAGAGGCGAGCCATTTTGCATAAGTTCCAAGTTTGTCATTCCGATGGATTTGATAACGGTAAAGGAGTTCGTTCAATTCATCCAGGTTCGAAATCATTCCCTTTACGATTCGAACCTCACAACTTCGTTTGATTGCGGAAATCCGACTTTCTACTGGACCCTTCGCCTTGGAATGTCCCGGAAAATGCGGAATCCGTTTGATTCCCAATCGATGAAAAAACGGATCGAGTGTTTTGAATGCGGAGTGGCCGTCTGTGTAAAGTATCTCTTGAAGTCCTTGTAAGGGAATGTAATCGTCTTCTTTTGGAAGGACGGCTCTTGAAAAGAAGTCGGCCCAGTCTGTTGAATTCTCTCCTCCATGAATTGAATCGCTTCCGATCGCGCTTGGTGCATACGCATACACAAAAAACGCCTTTGAATGAACATCCACCGCGACATAGATATGGACTTTCCTGAGTTGCGAGTCTTCCGATCCTTCGTAGATTCGCGTTAGTCCTGCTTCCAGATCCGGGCGAACCGCGAGATATTTTTTAGATGGATGCAAATACACCGCGTTAAGCGGAGAGGCGTCGATCATCCAGGCCCGGTTTGCGTACGGTTCCGACCAAGTGATCGATGCTAAGGGCTGTTTCACTTGGCGTCTTGCAAGTCCCTTGTCTCGCAGCCACCGCCCTAACTTGTGTCGATCCCAAACGCCAACACGAATTTTTCCGAGTTTCTCCGCAAGCTCGATGGCGAATTCCTGTGACTTACCGTAATCACGATTGAGCGCATAACCGACCGTTTTTGCGCTCCCTTCCGTTTTCGTTTTCTTTTTTTGTTCATGCAAAACTTCACCGGCGTACATTAATTCAGAAAGTATAAATCCTTCTTTCTCTCTGAGTTCTTTTTCCGAACTTCCGAGTCTAGATCCGGTTTTTTTACGTTTTACTTTTGCAACTGAAACCACCGACTCTCCTTCTTCGAGTCGATTAAATACGTCGTAAACTCTTGGCTTGGAAAGTCCCAAAACTCGAATCGCTTTTTGAACGATTTCGCCTCGAATTTTCGCGTTTTGTATTACTGTTTTTGCATATACCCATTCTCTGTATAATGGGATTACAATTCCTAAATCCAGTACTTTCATCCCAAATCCTCCATCACGGGGACCGGCAAGCAGTCAGACCACTTCTCATGAATGGATCTGTAAATTCCGGATAGAGATGTAAGAAAAATGGAAACTACTTTACCATTTTCTAAACTATGATCGAGTTTTGAAAAGTCTGAGTCGTGCGCGGCGAGCAGTACATCCGCCTGCGCCTGAATCGAATTCAGAGACTCCATTAGAATTCCTGAAAGTTCTTTTCTTTCCCGAAATACCTTTCTTACTTCCGGGGAAATTCCTGTGTCCCTTGTCTGGTCGTCTACGATTTTGTGAAGCTCTTCCATCGAAGCTTTATAACTCGCAGCTTCTTTTTTTGTATTCGTGATTTGGTTTTCTAAATCGCCAATACGTTTGTCTTTATCCGCAAGGATTTTTGAGACTTCTTTCTGATTCTTCGATGCGAAACTCTTTTCGTAATCGGAAAGGCTCATCGCCCTTCCGTCTGGGAAGCGCACTTCTCCGTCTTCAAAAAGTGCGTTCTCTTCTCTGAGTCCTTCAATGATTCGAAGAAGTGCTTTGTCGCTCTTGCCACCCAAAGACTTCCGGTTGATTTCGGAGGAGAATAGTTTGTTTACAGCGGGAAGCGCCTTTTCGATTTTCCACCATTCAAAGACAGTATTCTCATTTACAAACTGCTCCATCCCTATGCATCCGGGAACTTCAAGGTAAAGCTGTTCCTGGCTGACCTCGGCGAGAGCTACGAGCACCGTTTCTTGACCGACTCGAATCATCTCCGTTCCGGCGCCGATTTGACTCATCAGATAGTTGAGCCGCGCTCGCCTTTGTTCGGATGTTACAAGTGGAACCGGTGCAGTCGATTCAGGTAGCGCCACTTCCATCGATTCCTCGACGGTTATCGAGGCTTCTTCCGACCAAACTTCCGCAACAGACGACAATTTCTTTACGTTAGGCGTCTTTGTCTTTGTGGGGGTTTGTTTTGTAGTCTTGTTCTTCTTGTTTTTTTTGGGCATGCTTCTTCTCCAAGCTGATCATTTCTATTTTTAATTCGTTTACAAATTCTTCGTGGTCTTCTGTGAGATTGTTCTTTCGCAAAAAAACCATGTTGCAGGCGCTTGAGTCGATTAAGGTTTTTGCAATCTCCGTCATATCCGTAATGCCCATTAATACGAACGCTTGCAGAATTGTATGTCGGGCAATGAGTAGTTCTGTTATGTTTTTATCCACGGCTTTCATCCGATTTAATATACTTTAATATTCGATTCCATAATGTTTTCTTTTTGTAATGCAGTAGAGCAGGCTGCAAGTAAACGTAACTTTTCATACAATCATCCCCAGGAATTGTTTATGAATTTTTGCAAGGTTTCCGTTTTTCTTATATTCTCCCGCTGGATCCAAATTCAAATACGCTGGTCTCATTTTCGCTTCGATTGAAATCAAAAGAGCCAGTTCTTTTGAAGTGTGCTTTTCTTTCTGAATATCATGGAGTCGATCCCAGTAAGCCTTGAATGCAGTTTCGGATAATCCGGAATGAATGAGTGCTTTTTGATATTTCAGAGGATACGTTTTCACTTTATTGTTTCTCTTGTTGGATGCGTTCTTCTGTGAGTTCTTCGTTTTGCCATTCCGCAAAATCGGCAATCTGGTCTCTCTTCTCTATGTATGTCTGAAAGACCGCGGATCTTCCGAGGGCTTTTTCAGCGAGTCGCTTCCATTTTTCTGTCGAGCCCGCTTCCGCTCCGAGTTCGAGCAAGACTTCGTCCGAGTATTTTTTATATAGCGCTTGGCGCAAAAATGCGATCCGCTGAACCGTTTTCATTTCACTATCCTCAGGACGGGGCACATCAGAGTTGAATCGAGTCTTTTGAATTCTTTCTCGCCGTAAACTCTTCCGTTTTCATACGCGTCATCACTTCGCGTTGCTTTAAGATGCTTATAGCCTTCGACAAAACCGACAAGAAACGAAATTTGATCTTCTTTCGATTCGTAGGTTAAGGCAAATTTTTCCGCCCTTCCGAGAGTCTTTTTATTCATATCCGTACCAATATAAGTATATTTGTATATTCTAATAAATTCAAAGCTCCGCAAGTTCCCAATGATTTCCGGAAACCATTGAGTCTTGAGATTTGATTCGGATCCCTTCTCAAATCTCTGCCGCCTACGGCTCGGCATTTTTACTTTTTTAAAGTTTTCCATTTCTTTCGTTTTGCGCTTTGCGAAGTAATTCCTTTCTTTCTTTTGGAGTTCCCCAAGCGTTCATACGAATTTGCTCACCTTGTTCAGTAAGAAATTTGAAGTCGTATGTAAGGATGTCGAACTTCCCATTTTTAGTTTCAACGAAGATGTCGCGCTTTCCGTCGTCGTTGATTTCATATACAAGTCTAAGTCTCATGCGATCTCCGTATCGAGTTTATCTCGATTCCACGCCTCGGCGGCTTCGAATGCACTTTTGCAAAATAGGGAGATGACGCTCTGATTCCCTTGCGATTCTGGGTCGGAGGTCGAAGATATTTTAGGAATCTTCTTACTCATTGTAATTTCCTTTCGCGTCTTCCAGAAGAATATACAGATGGGTTTGTTCTGTGTTTACGATCTTCTTTACAGGAGCAGGGCATTTCTCCATTAACGCAGGAAAATTGCGCGATCCTTTTGGATAGTTTGCCGTGTGCTTTATTCAGTAATTTGAATGCTGAAATTACCGAATCCGGTTTTGATTTCATCGCTTGAATTAGTCGACCTCTTCGAGTATTAGAAACTTCCTGCGGTAGACCGATTTCTTCGAAATATTTGGAATATGCGCGAGCGATCACGAACACTACTTCCGCCCTTGCTCGGCACTTTGAAAAATTGCGTGGAATAGTTCGACTCCGTTGTCTATATTCTTGTGTCAGTTCTTGTAAGTGAATCGTTTTCATGCGGCGTATCTCGGAGCAAATGCGGCTTTATAGATTGGGTATACAAGATCGTATTGAGCTTTACGGAACTCTTCCCAGGTGGTTACGAGTCCCTTATGCGTTGTGCGGTATTCGAAACGTTTGCGAACCATCCATTCGAACGCTTCTTCAAACGTAACAGGGTTTCCTAATATTTCTCTTTCCTTATGTTCTTTGTATGCTTCGCGTGCATCTGCGACGGAGATCTCCCATTCGGTCAGGAGGATTTCGTTTACACGGGCGGATGTGCGGGTTCCTCGAATGCAGTTGGAGATTGTAACCTTCGTTATTTTGTTTTTTTTTGCAAGTTGGCAGAGTGTCTTTCCACCCTTTGCAAAAAAAGAAAGTTTCATTGGCAAAGTTCGGCCACGAGGCTTCTCAAACATCGGTAGCCTCCAGTAACGGTTTATCAAAATCATAAAGTCCTTCTCGAGCAAGCATAGAGAGGGTCTTCTCGTGTTTGGCTAATCCCGTAAGGGTCTGGATGACGCTTCCATAAGATAGTTTCCGTTTCCGTACCCATTTTGCAACAGAGCCAAACCTGTATTTCAAAGTACGCTTTATCGCATCACATTCGAATTCACTAAGGTAGCGAGTTGAGATTTTCTCCTCGTCAGTAAGAATATTTTTTTCCATGTGATTATTCATATCGGTATATTTATGGCAAATATATACCGATGATAATAATAATCAAGAAAAAATATTATTTTTGGTATATTTTTTCGAGGCTAACTTTTCAGTTTAATGTTAGCCTTTGGCAAAGAGATAATGACGGACGAAGCTAAGCGATTACAGAGGTTTATGAAACAGCTCGGCCTGACACAGGTTCAGATAGCGAATGAAACCGGCTATTCTCAGGCATCCATCAGCCGTTATATTAACGGGCGTGATATGGATATGCAGTTTTTATTGAAATTGAAGGAGAAGTATAATGCGAATCCAGTATGGTTCCCCACTGGGGAAGGTTCAATGTTTCTTCCGTCTTCGGAGGAATTAGATAAACAAACAGATGAAATTCGCTTTTTGATTAGAAAACTAAGGGAACGAGAAGGTATGCTTAAATTCGCCCAAAGGATTGCCAAAACAACGGATTCTGAATGGAAAAAAGTTCAAGAGGTAACTCGATTACTTTTAGATGAACGAGATTGAAGGAATAAAAGAAAGAGATTATTTAATTCCTTTGAGGTATCTTGAATCAATAGTTTTGTCGGAGTTTCGTCTCCAAAAAATAACTCCTCAACAAACTTATTTAAAGTTCTCTCAATTCGAAGCGACAAAATGACCTCATCAATTCTATCCAACATAATTTTTGTTTCCTTATCATATGTATAGTATGATTAACCCCCGACAAAAATCAAAGCTAAATTTTGCAAAAATATTGCATTTCTTATAAGTTATGTGGCATTAGGATCATATGGGTAACCAAGTAAATAAATGGTTACCCAAAGATTCGGAGAATGTTTGCGGATCGTAAAGGCTAACTTTTTGATTTAATGTTAGCTTATTGCTATCAGATAACATTTATTCTGGGGGACGCCAATGCTCAAAAAAAATAGATCGAATCTAATTCAAGGTATTCTAACACTCTTCGGACTTTTCTACATACAACTCGTGCAAGCCCAGGATTTACCTTACGCACTCGATGCACCTTGTCAGATATTTGGAAACTATTCAACATTGGAAGAAATCAAAAAGGCGAAATTGAAAGACGATCCAACAAGAATTTGGGTTACAACTGTAAAGGGCGAAAGGGCTTCAGTCCCGGCAACAGATGCGTATGACGCAATTGAAATCTCGGATGAAAAAGGATTTCGTAACTTTATGAAAACGTATGAATCCATTTGTGGCAAAGGTGCGAAGCCGCCGTTTTACAACTCAATCCGCTTTGCTGCTGAAATTGAATTGAAAAATTGCGTTGAGAGATCGAAGAAATTTAGAAAATCTCCTGTCATGCGTAGCAGTTTTTGGAAATCAAAAGCGGAACAATTATCAATAGCGATTTGCTACCATACTCGAAATACCATTGCCGGAAATACTTCTCTACCCAATCCCATGGATCCGAAGTGTCCTGATTTTGGAATCCTCACCCTTAAAAAGGGGGATTTAGATAAGTTCAAATTAAAAAATGATTCTCAGAAAATTTGGGTTCGTACTTTGTACGGAGATACTATAGCAGTTCGGGACGATATGGCAACAGAAGCATTTAAAATTTCAGATGACGAAGGGCTATTTTACCATTACGTGAATTATGCTATGGTCTGCGGTGAAAGTATTCCCCCTCATTTTGATGTAATCCCATATCTTGAAACTGAGAGTACTGCTGGCTGTATTCGACACGCTGATAAAAGTGATCCACGGGCGGAAGCAGAATGTTATGAAAAGGCAAATGGCAGTTTTCTTGGCGATAAGTTTAAAAAGAAAAAATAACTACTTTCCCAAAATCGTAATCAGTCCCTGAATTAACCCAGCCGCTTGTTTACGAGTCAAAAGATCAAACGGCTTCTTGTATTGCCTTTTCGAAAACACATCTAAATCGATACTGTAAATTCCCTTCTCGTTGATCTTTTCACAAATTTGAAGAGCCGTTTGTTTTTGATTAAAAGAACGTTTTTGAAGATTTTTTTTTAGGATAGAAAGAGGATCTTTCGGCTTTTGTTTGAAAGATCTTTGTCGTTCTACATTCAAAATATTGATTATTGTATGAGCTTGAGAAGTATTCAAGGAGGAGATGGAATCGGACCCGGTTTCATTCGAAACGATTTCGTAAACTTTTACTTTCGACAAACCTGCTTCTCTTGCAGTCGCCCAAAGCTTTTTAAGTTGGTCTGAATTGATTTTATTGTCCGCTATCATCGCATAAGTCTCTAAAGGATCTTACATCAATTTTTCCGAGTTGACAACTTTAATTTTATATATTATAAAACCATTAACTATGAACGCACTTGTAACAAAATCATCAAAAATTAAACTATCATCTCATATCAGAAAGCTATTTTACTCGCCGAAAGAATTCGGTAGAATCTTAGGAAAGAGCGAAAAAACGATACTACGTTGGGATGAACGAGGAGATTTCCCTTTCCCAAGATATGAACTTGGTGAACGAAGTATCGTTTGGCTAATCTCCGATGTAGAGAAATGGCTCAATTCCCGCGCAAGTAAAAAAGAACAGACATAGCGGACATTCAAGACCCGCGTTATACTAAACCTCTTTCTATCAAAAACACATAGGCTATACTTGCCGTGTGCCAAAAGCAAATTTAAAATTCGATTCAAACGGATATCTAAAGTTAGAATCCGGACTTCTTCTCCATAACTCTGGCGTTGCGCGGGGAGAATTCCGTTCTCTCCACGCCGACTTTTTTCAGAGCGGAGTTTCCATAAGCGCAGGTGATACCACGCTTGTGGAGAATGAAGAATTTGCAGAATTCAATTTCCGAATGTTATCCGCAGTTTTGATTCCAGGATGGTGGTGTGATTTTAGAAAGCCAGGCGTTTTAGAAGCCGCAACCGAGCTTTTCACAACTAAGATATATACCGATCATCAAAGAACTGTTAGAAATTCCATCGGAATTACGCGCAACCCTGTATTCACAAATCGTAATGGAATACCAGGGGTCGATTCTGTATTCAGGATCTTTAAAGCGTTTGGATCCGATGTAATTGCGCGGTTAAAAACGATACCTGCTTTGATCGATGCGAACTCGGTTGGTATCACTTTCGCATATGAAAGATCGCATCCTCAGCTGGAAAACTTTTACGAACGCTTAGGCGAGATCGTTGATGGTGGGATCGTAAGACTCATTGTTACAAAAATTCTTTCAATTCCGGAAACAAGTCTCGTTGCCGTTCCTGCGGATGATACTGCTAGGAAGTTCGAAGAATTTAACTTACCAAACAGCAATCTTACAAACCAAAACAATCAGGAGGATAAGATGAAAATCAAACGTACTATTTTGTCACTTCTGGGGGTTGATTCCCAAAAATTCGGTCTGTCCTCTGGGGAGGGCGAATCTGTGGAATTGCCGTCGGAAAAAATGGAATCCGTGCTGGAAGAAGCGGGGAAAACCATCACAAAATTGCAAGATCAAGCTCGTCAAAACGCTGTTTTGCAAAACAACCTAAACCAGTTCGCTAAACTATTTGGAAGCGAAGTTTTCCCAGAAGGAATCGACTTCGCATCCAAAGTAACCGAACTCAAAGCTCTGCTGGAAGAACCTCAAAAGTTACTCAACGTTGAAAGGGAAAAGGCTATCACCGCATTCCGCGCGTTTTCAAAAAACAATCCCGATCCAGTTATCGAAGGTTTGATCAAAGGTGCAAACCTCGAACAGGCGAAGGCGTTTTTGAACCGATTCGGCGCTTCATTAGAAAATTCGCATCCGCTTAAATGTGAAGACTGCGGATCGAAGAAAGTCAGTCGTGCCTCCGGAAGTTTTAGCGAACCACAAGGCGGCGAGGCGAATCAAAAAAAAGCCAATCCAATTAACTTTAAACTGAGCAGGAAGTAAGGAGAACGACATGCCTTTAGATGAAGCATTCGAAATCGGTTATCGCGGGATCGTTGAGCCCGTAACGATCACCGTAAAACATCAAACTCTGACAAAAACAGACGAAGGTAAACCAGCTAAGTTTACCGCAAATATGGAGGTTGCCCTCTGTGTAGACGGCGACTCTCCAGCGGGTCAAATTGTGGTTGTGGATGTAAAGGGAAAGATTCTCGGACTTAAAGTTTTTGGAATATTCGAATATGAATATTCGGGCTCTAATCCTGCTCTTGGTTATCTCAATATCCAAGCAGACGGAGCCGGAAAAATCAAAACTGCGGCCACCGGAACCAGAGCATTAGTCATCTCGGTTGATACCGGAGCCAAAAAATTAGCCTGCATTATATAAGGAGAAATTAAAGTGCCACACGTAAAATTAGACAACGGGCTTGTTCGTCTAGACTTACAAGCCGAAGCGTACTCCGAGGCAAAGAGAGCCGGTCTCTCCATGAGTGAATTCATGGAAAAAGAAGAATCTCAATTCGGATACGACCCGGAAACACCGACGGGAAAAAATCTATCCGCCTTCGAACGTCAGCTCATGGCAAATAACGTTTCGATCGGAGAGGCTTCGTTTTCTGTAGATGACTTCACAAAAGCATCGAACCAATCCAAGTATCTCTTCCCGGAATTCGTAAACCAAAACATCTATATCGGAATGAATATGGGTCAACTTCAAGTGAAGTTGGAAGATACTCATTCCGTGAAAACCCGCATAAGCCAAGGCGCGGCAAGATCGGTCGCGTTTGACATTGAAGGTTCCGATCTTACCGCTAAGAAAAAGGCAAAAGAAAGCGGTGGAAAATTCCCGGTAGCTACGATCAAATCTCAAGACAAGGCGATCGAAACTAGCCCGGTCGGACTCGAAATCAATTTCACTTACGAATCTTTGAAGAGAATGCAAATTCTCAAAGTGCAAAATATATTCCAAGTTTTTGGTTGGAAACTTTCCCAACAAATTACAAAAGAAGCGCTCCGTGTTATCAAAAGCGGCGACGGAAATACCGGAACAGAAGCAAAAACATCTCAAACATTGGGAACCGTTTGGAAGTATTCCGATGTAGTGAATCTACTTCTCTCTGCGGATCAAGGAGTCGAGTTCACACATGCCGTTGTGAGTAAAAACTTTTTAGAGAAGATGCTTACAGACGAAACCAATTTCAAACAATTTCAATCCATGAACCTTCTCGAAGGTTACGTGAAAACTGGGCAAGTGTTGAACTTCTTCGGAGTCAATTGGAAGACTCATCCAGACATGGAAGATGATTCAATCCTTGCTTGGAACAAGGATGTGACCTTGGAACTTTACGAAGATTCCGCCGGACAACTCGTAGAAAGCGACCGCTTCATCAGAGAACAAATCGAAGGAACCGTAATTAGTTACGACTTCGCTTTTGCAAAACTCTTTTCTCCAAGCTGTCACTACAAAGTGAAAAAACCTTAATCGGATCGCCAAACATATGTTAAACGAAGTCGCAGAACTCAAAAAACAACTCAGGATCAAACCTAAAAGCTTGGATCTTTCCGACGTAAGAGACGGAGATTCCGCCTCTCCTTTCGAGGAGTTCCTTGAGTCTGCGGCTGCTTTGGCAAAAGCACGACTAACGTCCTGGGGAGTTGCGATTCCGGACGGAGAGACTTATTCACCGGCACTTCTCTTGGCCGAGGTTCTACTCATCAAAGCCGAGATCGTAGAAGAGTTCGGATACAACGAGGGATTTGATCCGGAAGAAGTTTCAACAGGCGGCGGTGAAGGGACGAAAGTCAAACGATCTCGCATGGGTGCGGAAGAGCGCGGCGAAATCGTAGAAGGAATTCGTAATAAAGCCTACTTCCTTCTTTTCGGAAAACATGCTTCCGAATCTCCGGGGATTGCATAATGAGCATTCATTCAATGCTTGATCGTGCTTTTGAAAAAGGAGCACAAGCCAAAATCAAAATCCTGGCTCCGATTTCGGCTCCTGCTCCATCTGGACTAAACGCATCTAAAAAAACAACCTACAAGCCAGGAGAAAACATTTCTTGCGTTTGGATTTGGAAAGACGCGGCATCTGACAACGAAGTTGGAGAAAGGCAAGAATACCGAGCAGTTTGTCAAATCCGCCCGGAAGATTTGGGATCTGAAATTATCTCCCAAGAATGTAGGATTTGGAAAGACGAGTCGGAATGGCTCATCGATACAATTCACCCCGTGCAAGAGCTGGAAGGATTTTCATTAATCAGGATCGAAGTTACGAAACCAAAAGCGGGAGGAAACAAAGTATGAAATTCCTTACCGTAACGGATACGTTTGGTCCGGCACTTCATAGCGCAGTTTCAAAAGGACAAGACAAACTCACAAAAGTCCAAGACAAGAATGCGGCAATTGTACAAGCGAACATCATCAAAGGAATTCGTACCCAGAAATATAAATCCAATTGGCCTGAACTTTCGGAAACGACTAAAAAGAGAAAAGCAAAAAAGGGAAAGTCTCCCTTAACATTGATCGAAGAAGGAGATTATTCTGCGTCATACGAAATCGTAAAAGAAGGTGATTCTACTCGAATCGTGGGAACTAATTCGATCCAGGCGCGTGTGTTAGAACGAGGATTTGAAGCAAAGAATATTCAAGCAAGACCACACGTAGGACCTGCATTAGAAGATTCTAAAGAACTAATCATTCAAAATTTTAAAGAGGTAATGAAGGAGATTTTCAAATGAGAAAGTCTCATATAGATTACATCCGAGAGATGGTGGAAAATATTCGAATCGAAAGTAACGTAATGATTCCTCCGGATCGATTCTTTGAATACCAGCCGCCACTGGACGAGATTCAAGAAAAAATTCCATGTGCGATTCTAAAGTATTCGGAACCTACAAATACGTTAGGAAGAAAAATCAAACATCGGTTAGATAGAATCGTTCGAGGTAATTCCGTATTTTTAAAAAATGCGGTGTGTCATGCAAAACAGGAATTCAAATACACCGTCGACATTTGGTTGAACAATCCGGACGCGGATGTAATCAGTTCCGTCGTCAATCGTGGAATCTTAGATCAGTGCCTTTTGTTCGCAAGTCTTCGGACCTGGATTAAATCAGAGGAACAAATTCCGATTTTAGTTCGACTTGGAAAAACAGGACTCTTAGACGATCCCGCGAAAGAAACCGGAAACTACAAACTCTATGTAGAAATCATTTTTAAAGACGGACTCTATACGATCGAAGAAGAGGAAACATTGGCCGGAATTGAACTGGAAGTCGAAGAGTCCGGTATAGAAGGAGTATAAGGATGAGTAGTTTTAATATATTAGTATTTCATAAAGTTATTATAACAAAAGGAGGAAAGTAATGGCTATAGGATCAGTTACAACCACACACGTATCGGGAGGGCTTGGGAATAGTTTTCCGTACGAGGATAAGGTCCACGCAAAAATTGGACAAGCGGAAGGATACGTCGCAAATACTCCGATCCTCATTTCTTCCTACCAACAAGGAAGGGACGTTTTCGTAAAAGGTGAGTTAGTCGATGCACTCAAACAGCACTTTGAGGAATTTGACGAAACTGTGGGTGAGATTCCCGTTCCTGTCCTTTGTATCCGTCCCGAAAATGATCAGGCGGGAAGCGTGGATCCTATGATTCCTGGACCTGCAAACACTGGTTTGGCGGACCCGCCTACAATTTTGGGAACTCCGGTTGGAAACCGAGGTGTCGTTTTAAAAATTACGAAAGCGGGTGCGCTTGGAACCGCAGAATATCGTAAAAGTGAGGACGGTGGGGATACGTTTGGACCCCTGCTTGTCACTCCTCTATCCGGAATGATTGCGCTTGCCGTTGGAGTTACCGCAACGTTTCATAATGATACTCCTCTCGCAGATACGTTTCACGTAGGTGATACATTTACGTTTAACATCAAGGGTCCAGGCTCATCCCCAGGAGCAAGGTTAGCCGCAATCGAAACGCTGAAAACCATCGATCAAGGCAACTCTCCATTCTACTGGTTCCACCACGTTGGTGGAGTGGATCGAGCATTCGCTATTTCGGTTTCTACTCTTCTTGAGGAGATGAGGACTGAAAATCTTTTTCGCATTTTTGCGGTACTGGAAACAAATCGAAAACTTCCATCCGAATCTGTAGAAACGTATTTTCTACGAATTCAAGATGAGTGGGATTCGTACGAAAACGAAAGAGTTTGTGTTGTTGGAGCAGAAGGCCGTTACATTCCTGGTGGGATTCAATCAAACGGTGGATGGAACGCATCTCTTGAACTCGCCGGAACGATCGGAGAATGGAGAAGCGCCTCGACCTTTCTTTGTGCACGACTTGCGGCTCATCGAGTTAACGTTAGCGCTGCTTGGGTTGCTAGAAACAAATCTAGAACCTTGATCGGAATCCGTTATTGGAATGATGGTTACAAAGGGTATCAAGCTGCGTTTGATGATTTGGGTCTGACCATTCTTCAAATCTATCCAGACTATCAAGGTGTCTTTATCGCATCCGACAACCTGATGGCTGGACCTAATTCAGACTTTCAGTATATTCCAGAACTGCGTCGTGCAAACAAAATGCACCGTATCGTCTATCGTGAATCTCTTCCATTCCTAAAGTCAGATACGGAAACCAACTCCGGAAGCGGAGGCCTCGACTATCTCAAGGCTACGATCGATGCGAAAGTTTCTTCCGAAATGGAACGTGCGGGAGAGGCTGAAATTTCGGGCCACGAAATCAAATTGCAACCCATCAAGAAGATTAACGGAAGAAAAATCCTTCCCGTGACTTTAAAGATGTACATCAAAGACCGAATTGATGCGATTCAGTGGTCCACTGAATTCGCGTTGGCATAATCAAACTAATATAAGGAGGAAATCAAAATGTCAAAGCCAGGGGATATTTTACCGCAGTCACTTTCGTTCGAAAATTTTACCTTAACTATGTTTAGTAGAGAGTTGGTTAAGTTTTCGAAGTTTAGTTTAGACTACGAAGCGGACATCGCATTCAAGCTCGGTAAAGGTGGAGAACCGGTAAGTTGGTCTGTAAAGTCTTACAAACGTCAGGCGAAGGCTACGATCGAACTCGACGAGCTAAAATATATGATCAAACTCGCTACCCCTTTTGGTGGGGATCTTCTCAAGCTTTCACCTTCACCGATTACGGCACACTGTGAGGTGGAAGGCGGAACTCTTCTTTTGACCGTTCCAGCCGCTAAGATCATAAAGTTTTCGCTTCCGTTCGAAAACGGGGCGGATGCAGCCGAGACGGATCTTGACCTTGCGGTTACGAGTTATCCAATCATTACATTTACATAATATATAATATAAGGAGAATATAAAATGGAACTACAAGGCACTCAAAAATATAACGACTATCAACAGGCAATCACAAGTCTTCCTAAAGATTACGTTCCGGTGGATGAGGTTTTTTTAAATCGTTACGAGGTAGAAATCGAGGCGATCAAGGAATTTTTAGATGACAAAGGTGGACTACACCTCATTCAAGTGGATGAATATTCCACACTGTGTAGAGTCCCGTCGAAAGAAACTCTCTCCAAAGTTTCCGAGCGGACAAAAAAGTTAGACCCGATTGAAGCGGACATCGATTTCGTAAATCGCTGTTTGGTGTATCCAAGTTCTGAGACATTTTCCGGTTGGATCAATAAAGGCGCTCCCGGCCTTGCCTCTTCAATTAGTCGTAAGATTTTTGATCTTGCAAAACTAAATCAAGAGGCGGTGTCAAAAAAGCTTTAGCGGATCGGGATGCGGAGATTCGGTTGGGGATGGGAGCGCTTGAAAATTTAATTCGTCTCTTGTCTCCCGAGACTCCGATTCCGGATCCGTTTGACGCGGAAGAAATCGCAAGAAGAAGCAAAGACCTGCAATGGACACAAGATAGGATTATAGATATGATCGCGACTGGAGTCGCTAAGGGAATCGCAAAAGCATTCGGCAAATGATAATTTTATTTACAAGAGATTTTTAATTTAGGATATAGGAATATACAAATGGCGAAAGATTGGAAAGGTTTTGATCCAAAAAATCCCACAGCGAGCGATTTAATTCCGTTCGCCGGAGTGATCTATTTTTTCTTACATCTTTGGTCTTTCTTTCCTCTGCTTGGAATCATTCCGGCGTTAATCGTCATTCCGTTTAACAAAAATAAATTTCTTAAATACCTACCTCTTGTAACAAACCTTTTTGTGTCCACGGTCTATCTGCTTTACAAGTAGGTAATATGGATACATTCGAACTCGGTGTTGTTTTAAGTCTCAAGGATTATGTATCCGGACGCCTCGGTGAGATCGAGGCGAGATGGAAAAATGTTCGAAAGAGTATGGATGATGCATCCGCATCCGCAAGGCTTTTTGACCGTTCGATGGGAATGGTTAAAACCGGACAAAGTCTGCTCGAATATGGATCCGGTGCATTATATTTTTCTAAATCTCTCATCGAAGCGGGTCTTGAAGCAGGTAAGCTCGAAAAAAATATAGAGTCTTTAGGTGTAACTAAGGACGAAGTTTCTAAAATTTCTTCGGAAGTTCGCGCCATGACAGGCGACATGGGAATCGCTCAAGAGACTTTCTTGAGCGGAATCTATGACATCAAATCCGCTGTTTCGACTTTAAACCCTGCGGAACTTTCGAGCGTCGCGGGCGCATTGGGTAAGGCCGCAATCGCAACCAAAGGAGATTTTGCGGGTCTTGCAGACTTGTTTGGTACGACGCACGCTCAATTCAAGAAAATGTACAACGAATCGGATGCTGCATTTGCATTACGTTTTGCGAATACTCTTTCGTTATCGGTTCAGAAATTTAAAACGGATGGCGCGAAGATGCAAGCCGCGATGCAAGGGTTAGGTGCAACAGCAGCCGGAATGGGTGTTAAACTTGAGGAGCAGATGGCCGTTTTAGGGATGCTTCAAAATACGATGCTTCCTGGGGTTGCGGGTACAAGTTACCGTGCTTTCCTAAGTTCAGTTGGCGAAGGATTTAGTAAGCTCGGACTCAGTGCGAAAAACGCACAAGGTCAAATCAAATCCATGCCTGAGCTTTTAGAACAAATGAATAAAAAATATCGGAACTCCTTTGTAGTCGACCAGGCTACAGGTAACAAAGTTCTAAAACTCGACGCACGTAACGAGATCAAAAAAGCGTTAGGCTCAGAAGAAGCGGTGGCCGCACTTGAAAACCTACTCCCAAAAATGGGAGAGTTAAAAACTTCGATTTCGGAAATCAAAGACGCGAACCTAAGTGGAACCGCAGAAACCTTGAACAAAATGTCAAATATTAATCAGGATAACCTCTCTCATCAATTGGAAAGGACTTCCGAAGTCTGGAAGAGTTTGAAGACAAGCCTCGGTCAAGATATTTCGAGTGGTCCGATTCTTGGAATAACAAAAGGTTTTACTGATATGCTTTCGGGCATGACAAAAATATTGGATCAAAACCCAGGGCTCAGAAAATTCATTTCCTACCTCGTGATCGGCGGTTCCGTTGCGTTATTTTTAGGTGGTGCGTTTACTACTCTCGTCGGAATCATTGGAGCCTATACCGCAGTGACTAGTTCCGCCGCCGCGGCAAAAATTTTTGATACGATAGCGACGGTTAAAAACTGGGCGGCAAAAGTTGCCAATAGAACCGCAACGATTGCTTTAGCAGTCGCCGAATACGCGTTAATCGGTATCGTTGGCGCCGCGATGTATTCCTGGCAAGCGTTGACGTTTCTGTATGGTATCATGACCAGCCGGACAAAGGCGCTTGCCGCTTGGCAAACAATCCAAACCGCGGTTACGACAGGACTTACATGGGCGTCTAACGCTCTCAACGTATCTCTTTGGGCAAACCCGATTACATGGGTGGTTGCCGGAATTTTACTTGCGGTTGGGGTTGTGGCTGCTGCGGTGTATTACTGGGACGAATGGACAACGGCTGTTGCAAACGCATGGCAAGAGCATAAATTTCTAGTTTCCGCCTTGCTACTTTTGACCGGGCCGATTGGCACCATCATCGCGTCGTTAGTCGTAATCAAACAAAACTGGGCGACAATTGTAGGCTGGATCGACAAAGCCGTGGTTGCCGTAAAAAGTTTTTTTGGCATGGGAGGCGATCAAGTTGCGATTGGAGTAACACAAGATTCCCTCAAAGCTGTAGATGTCAAACCGACAACTTCCAAACCAAAATCCATTTTTGATTCTATGGGTATGGGAAGCGTTGACAAAATGCTTTCTCAAACAGGTGGCGCTAAACTCGATCTAAACAATCAAGCTCAATATTCCAAAGCATTAGAAATTCCTAAATTAGATCCTTCTTTATTAAATAGTCCATTGCAAGGTTTTCCAGGAGGAACGTCCAAGGCTCCTGCAATTCAAATTACAATCAATCGACTCGTAGACAAAGTCACATTTCAGAATAATTCTTCCGGTCACAAAGAGGCCGGAGATTGGATCGGAAATGTCTTTACAACCGAAATTAAAAAATCTGCGGATCAAGGGAACCCTATGACCCCGTACGCACTTCAATTTGGAGGAACTCAATAATGTTATTAGACCCAACACCAGGCGGCTCATTTTTAGCGATTACTGGATCCGATTTGGATCCTGTAAAAATAGGAGATTACCGTTGTCCTCGCGGAACCAAAGTAACGATTTCTCAAGAGAAAAACTACTCCAAGACAACCGTTCCAGGACGAGAAGGAACAATCAAAGAAGTTGTAGGTTTTCACGATTGGCAACTTACGATCGAATTCGAGTTTGTAAGTAATACTGGAATGCAGATAGGTGCAATTTCGGAGTTACGAGATATTAAATCGAAATGGAAGGAAATGGAATCCCTTTCGATAATTCATCCGAAAATCAATGCTCTTGGGATCATTTGGGTTTTACTGACACGAATCGAATTCCCCGACGAGGATCGTAGTTTTGAACTTCCAGTCCGCATAGAAGCAATCAGCGATGATGCACTTTTAAACTTGGAGACTCCTCCTAAATGAACGAACGCGTTCACTTTGTGAGAGAATATGATACGCTCCAGAGAATCGCGGCATTCTATTGGGGAGACTGGGCATTGTGGCCTCTTCTTCAAGATTCGAATGCTCATCTCATTCAAACGATCGGTTTTAATTGGTCTGAAAAACTAACAGAGGGGATTCCTTTGAAAATACCGATGGATCTTCTTACTTCGGACCTCGAACACACAGTAACAGAAACGGATTCTTACGAGTCCTTAAGTTTATTCTACTATTCTACAGAACATTTCAGCGAAAGAATTCGAAACCAAAATGAAAGAAAAATTCTTCGTTATTTAATCAGAAGCAGAATAACGATTCCAGCACTTGTGGATCGAAGATCATTTCAAACCGCGAAGGAGAGAATCAAAACATGGCTTTAATTATGAGACAACGCTTACAAATTGGAAAGATTGTTATTCACAAAATCATTGAAGCAGAACTCGTTTCCGGTAGAAGAGAACCACATTCTCAGCTAACGATACGGCTTCCAAAAATCAAGGGATTCAATAGAGATTTGATCAAAAAAGGCGATATTGTGCAATGGTGGGCTTGGTATGAAGGATACAAAGAATCTCTCGAATTCGAAGGTAAAATTGTAAGCATATCTCCAAAGATGCCTTTAGAAATTGTTTGTAGAGATGGAATGTATGACCTTCAACTCAAAACTGTAAATTTTCACATCAATAAAATGACTGTTTCCTCACTCGTAAATCGTTGTGTAGGAGGAGAAGTGATTTCTAAAATTGATCCTGCAATTTCAAATCAGTTGGTAGGTGATGATTTAGCCGCAGGAAGAAGAGTAGCATTTGTTTTGCGCCGTTTGGCAAAACAAGGAATTGATTCTTTTTTTCGTCGAGGGATTTTGATTGTCCAAAACCCTACTCGTATTTCGGCTCCCGCAGAAAAGAAAGTCTTTCAAATCGGCCACAACGTAATCAAGGACAATCTATCTACACGAGAAAGTAGACCGATCAAAGTAAAATTAAGAAGTTATAATATAGATACCGGAAGAATGCAGGAAGCAACATATACGGAAAGCGGTGGTGAAGAACTTATTTTTGATCTGGACGGAATTTCCCTTTCCGAACTCAAAAAAAGAGCAAACGAAATCTATCACGAGATTGCGGGAACCGGTCTTGTCGGAGAATTTGAGACGTTCGGCGCTCCTTCGGTACAACATTCAGAAATTATAACATTCAAAGATCCTGATGATAAACTTAGATCGAAGGATATTTTTGTAGATAAGGTGGTAAAAACCTGGTCGGCGAAAAACGCAACCTTCCGACAAGTGATCCACCCTGCTGTGGTCAAGTTCAAGGATGCAATATGAGCGTTGCCCAAGATTTAGTGACTCTATTTTTTAGCGAGTTTACAATCAATTGGGCAACGATGGCTACAGTTGTTCGGGTTCAGGAGGATCCTGATGATTCCGGAAAACCGGGCCTTTTGACTGCGACAGTCAACGGCGCGAACAAAGAAAACGTTCGCTGGTTTTGGCCGATCAAACCCGCCGTCGGAAGTCGTTGTATTATACTCTTTGGAGATAACAATGCAAGTAGAGCTGTTGCAATCGGCTTCAACAAAATTGCAAAAATCAAAACAAAGGTCGCCGAACTCTGCGAAATAGAAATCGACGAACAAGGTTTTAAAATCAATCATTCCGAGTTGCTTTCTGTTTTCGGTAAACTTGCGGAAGGAAAGTTAACTTTAAAAAATGGACCTACTTTGGAAGTTACGTTAGACTCCATTCAAAACAAAATCAACTTCAAAGGGAAAGTAGAAGTCGGGGACGCAACCATTTCCGGAGTTGATACCAACGCGCTGGAAACTTGGATGAATCAAATCGTTACTTCCTTACAAGCTCTCTATACGGCAATTCAAACATCGCCAGTAACTCCGATGGATGGAGGTGCATCTTACAAATCCGGACTTGTGGGAGCGATTTCTTCGAAACCAATTCCTTCGGTTCCAGCCGCTTTAAAAGTTTCCAATTTAAAATACGGAAAGTCTTAAACTTAGTCTGTTCTCTCGCACAAAAAAATAGAAGACATAGCGGACATTCATTCCTACAGATTACTTGAATCGCTTGCGGCCTTCTTTCCCACAAATAACCTCTATCTGTGGATTTTTTAACCGACGCACTTACAACCGATTTGCTGCTCGATTCTAAAAACTTTGATTTTGCGGAAAGTGAATCAGAAATAGAAGTTGTGCGCTCAATGGTGATCGAAGCCTTCGATATGACACCGGCGGACGACATCGACTTCCCCGAAATGTATAGCAACCAGCGTAAACACCTTTATGAAGACGACGACAGCGGCCCTCAAGAACGCATGAATGACGCTTTTCGAATCTTATCTCAATTTCCTCAAATCGATTCCGACACAATTAAGATTTCCACACCAAAAGAAGGGCTTTCTATTTACTTTCGACTAAAAACAGGAGAAGAACTTTCTCTCAATCTTGGAAAAAACTCATGATATTATACACTACAAAATCAAACGTTCAAAGAGAGATTGAGCGTAACGTTTCTAACTCCAAGGTTTTTGAAAGTCATGATTTTACTCGAGACTCCAAAGCAAGCACGATTCTAAGATCCCTCGCAAACGCAATCTATCTTTTCATAGATCAAAATCTTGTAGCACTTCAAAAAGCAATCCACTACCACACGGCGGAAGAAGAGGATCTTCACGAATGGCTTAAACGGTACGGCCTGGAATGGAAAGAAGCAACTAACGCAAAACATAGAATAAGAATCGGTTCTAAAACCCCGGTTCCTTACGAAGTCCTGATTCCTGTCGGAAAAATTGTGGGAACTGGAGATCATAAGATTCAGTTTCAAATTACACAAGAATCAAAAATTCCTCCTACAACACCTTTGGATTCAAGAGGATTCCATACGGTGGAAGTGATCTGCGAAGCTCTTCTTCCAGGCACGAAAGGCAACGTTGCCCAAAACGCAATTTCCGAAATCATCGACTACATTGAAGACTGTGATGTTGTATATAACCCGAATACGGTTCCTGAATTTGTAGCGCGTGACAGAGAAACGATTGCAAGTGTAAGGTCTCGTTTGCAAGAGGCGGAAATCAAATCTTCATCTTTGTGGACTCCAGAATGGTACGTAAGCGAAGCATTAGGATTTTCTTTTGTAGAAAGAGCTATCTTTAAAAGTAGTAAGGCGATCGGAATTCCGGGAGTTATAAAACTTTTATTGAAAGGAGCGAGTGGAGCCATTTCATCCGCACAGTTGCAAATCGTAGAAACACATTTCGATAGCGAAGACAAAAATCCGGGTGGAGTTGCAAAAGTTGTCTGCGAAAATATTAATGCGATCGAAATCAATAAGGTTTTTATTATATACTTCGCTTCGGCTGAATCAATTCCGGATTCAATCACACTCGAAAACATTGTAGATACGTTTTTCTTCTCCCTTCGGGACGGTGACGATTTTGTTACCAACTCACTTCGTTCCAATCTTTTAAATCTTCCGGATGCGGTTCAATGTGACGTGAATAACGGAGAGAACGTTTCTGTTCCCGCCGGTAGCCTTGCGATCAAAGGATCGGGTTTTGATATAACTGCAACGGTGTATTCATGAGTCGTTTTCGTTTTGATTTCAATTCTCTGGTTTGGCAGAATTTAAGAAGGTCCATTCGTCAAACTTCCCCCTTACCAGTTCCTATGAACGAAAACGGAACCGGTGGTCTTTCTAATAGTCTTTGGTATCGAGTTCTATTTGCGTTTCTGATCGTAATTCAGGAACGACTCAAAAGATCCAACTGGTTGTACAAACAAATCTGGGTAGATACCGCAGATGGTAAGGGCCTCGATTGGTGGGGAGCGCGATACGGCCTATCTCGCGAACCAGGCGAGTCGGATAGCTCGTATTATCTCAGAATTCTATTTTTAGCAGAATATCGACGTCTTCCGCCAACCCTTTTTAGCAAGAACAATCTAATCACAAGAATCACTGGACTTTCAACGGATCAAATTGTAGTCGAACAAGTTTTTGATTTTAAATACAGAATGGGAGATCCGATCGGAACCATCCTCGGTTCTCGTGATTATTGTTTTTATGCCTTTCGAATCTACATTCCTTCAATCAGTAAAAAATCCCGTCAAAATCTAATCCGTATTTTAGATGCAATCAACATAGGCGGGAATGTTTGGGAAATTTGGGAAGAGTTAAATCCTTCCGACCCATCCCCGACTCCGGAAGACGGACAAGTTTGGAAAGGAGCCCGATTGTCCGAAACGTTGTTAAATGCTGAATCACATTGGTTAGTATATTAGGAGTTTATAATGAGTAATTTAAGAGGTTTAAATTTTCCGACAAACGGCAAGCCGGTTTTTCAGGGTGATTTTGAAACTGAACATAACCGCATCGAGGACGAAATCATAGAGCGTTTTTCCGATCTTGTTACGGGCGAAATTTTGTCCGGTGGTGATCTTACTCCTGGCACAAGTCCAAATACAGTAAATATCACGGATATTGTTGCGTATGATTCCAAAGGTAGGCGGATTCATGTAGCCGCGCAAAACAATCTACTCGTAACCAGACAGAATTTAGACTCGTTTGTTGTTTTACGTCACAAGTTTCAAACCGAGACTTCTCCTTATCTCGATTCTACTGGATATGCAAATACGTACCGTCAAAACTCGTTTGAGATTTTGTTCAAGGAGACTACAAACTCTGAAGATGTAATTCTTTACAAAATTCGTAGTTCAAACGGTGCGATTTCTATCTTAAATGATCTTAGGTCTTTGTGTCGTATCAAGTCTGGCAATATCCGCGACAGTTCGGTTACGAACGCTAAGTTAGATACGGATATTAAGGTAGGCTCTTTGGCTGCGTTAGTCGGTCGTTTTAATAGCTCGATGCGTTCTAGTGTTTCCTCTGCACTTAACGCGCTTGAGAGCTGGATCAGTGCAGAGGAAACTACAAGGCAAAATGATATATTAGGATTAACAAATCTTATCGTTCCACTGGGCGGGATCGTCGAAGATAGTTTAAATATACTATCTTCATCTTATTTTAAAGACGCAAATGCTCAAGTAATATCCAGAGCCACATTTTCCGCACTTTGGAATCTGGTTCGTCGATCCGTTACAGGAATTGTTGCTGCAACGGATCGAATCACTTCGACAAATCACGGATGTGTTGAGGGTCAACTTTTAAAGTTTTCTTTTACGGGAGGAGGAATTACCGCATTAGTAAATTATTATGTTCGCAACCCAACTACAAACGACTTTCAGGTTTCTTTGACCGCCACGGGAACGATTATCGATCTTACTTCCTCTCAAACAGGAGAAATGATTACAAATATTGAATACGGTTTTGGGGATGGGTCTACTACGTTTAACATTCCAGACCGTCGCGGGGTTTTCCAGAGAGGCGCTGGGGTACACGGAACAAGAGCAAAGGCATCTGGCGGAAATTACGACGGTGGCGCTGTCGGATTTGCGGGACAAGATGCGATGCAGGACCATCGTCATAATTTTACCTATAATAACCCGATGGGAATTATTGGAGGAGTTGGGTCGTATTGGTTAGCCGGAGGCGGCACAAACGCAGGCACCACAAGTTTAGTCATACTAGAGCCAATGACCGACGGGGTCAACGGGACACCACGCCGGAGTAATGAAACAACTCCTGCCTACGTAGCAGTAAAATATAAAGTGAGGGTAGCATAATGAATTACATATTAGATAAAACGAATAAACAAGTAATTTGGATTAACGCAGATTCAAACCAAATGACAGGTATAGACGCATGGGCAAATTTTAAATCAGATCAGCACGAAATTGTATATTCGCTTCATTACAACCCGCAAGCCGGAGAGACATTTATTGCAGAGATCAAAAACGGAATCGCGCAAGATTTCGAACCGAGAAAGGTTTATAACAAAATTACCGGAGAAGAAAGAATTCTGCAAAGTTGGGAGGATAAAATAGATCTAGAGACAGAAACAGAAGACGAGCCGCTAAGAGATGGTTCAGGTTCCGTATTGCCTCATCAAGTTTATACAGAAACGAACGGCTGGATTGTTGATATTGATCAAAAAAGGGATTCTTTGATCAAACTCGTCAACTCCATCTGTGAATCTAAAATTATTGCTGGTTTTACTTCCTCTGCGTTAGGCGCACCGCACTTTTATAACAGCGATCGAGACGATCAACTAAACCTAATAGGTTTAGTTTCTTTGATTGTTCCTGTCTTGTACAAATGCACGGATGAGACCGGCATTAAAGGGTATCGTAATCATTCAGCGAATCAAATCAAACATGTTTTAGGCGATGGAGCTATTCGTAAGACATTACTTTTGCAAAAAGCTGCAAGCTTAAAATCTGTAATTCAATCTATAGAGACAGTTAATGAATTAGATAATGTTAATATAACATCGGGTTGGGACTGAGGAGGAGAGTTATGGTTACCGAAAACGACCTTACGGACAAAACAATAGCAAAAGACATTTTGGGATGGGAGTATGACCCAGATATTGGATGGCGTACGAGAGCAAATACCGTTGAAAAACGTTTGCCTTCATTCAAAACTGATGTTAGGTGGACCGGTTTACTTTGGAGCATAGCGCTGCCGATCATGCAGAAAAACTATATCGGAATTGAAGCCAACTTTGATAGCATCGAGGTTAATAATTGTTTTTATGATGAGGTTTTTACGTCATCTTCTATCAATTCAGCTCTGGCTCTGATTGTTCTGAATAAGGATGAGTTACAAGGGAATGAGTATTGATGAAAATAAGATCGTTCAATTTAAAGAACTTGGGATCTACGAAATTCGGATCAGTGCGTTGACGCAGACGTTCCATTCTACTTTTGTATGAATTCGTTGCTTGATGCTTATATTGTTGATTCCTTTCTGGAAGATATTAAGAGTTATGATAAAGATCAAATATTATCTTTCATAGAATCTTATCCGGGTATTCAAGAGCGAATTATAGAGAAAAAGGATAAGTCTCTTATCTTTGGGCAGCCGTTAATCATTTTGTTATATATGTTGATCGAGCAAATGCCGAATAAAGTTAAAAAACTATGGCCTTTAACGCCTTCGGAACTCCAACCTTTGTTTAATGATCTTGGGATCGCATTTGACCCGGATTAAATAGTTAAATCGGGCCTGTTCACACATTGCGGAAAACTTACAAGGATATTGAAAATATGAAGAAAGAACGACTGACAATACCACAGTTTTGTTCGAGAAATAAATCACGTAACAAAGAGTTTTATAATGTACGAAAAACAAAACTCTGATGATGAATTCGGTTCGTTAATTAAAATTCATTATGATTCCAGTGAATTCGAAGAAAAAATTGTAGAGCTATTTCGTAAGAAAGCAACTATTCATTTCGAAAAGGAAAGTGGTAGAAATAGATACCAGGTTGTAAAAATCTCTAAATAGTCTTTCCATTTTCTTACATTCAGTTAAGCTTTTAGTGCACATTCTTGCCTCTGGTAACGCTCGGGGACAAAGAAGAGATTTCGTTTTGAAGGATGTAGAAGAAAACTTTCTTCTTTAGCTGTGATGAAAGGGCTTTCCGAATCACGAATAGATTTCTGCTCTTCAAGTGGGAGATGAAAAATGGTTGGACGAAAGCAATAAAATCAAGCAGAATACGAGAGATGGATCAAGACAGACTTTTAGAAAGAATCACATACAAATCCGGAAATATTCGGAAGCAAGCCGATCATTCGAGGACGTCGTTTGGTGGTGGAACATATACTTGGAATGCTTGCGGCGGGAGATACTTCGGAAACGATATTAGAAGGTTATCCCGTGGTTAGAATCGGAAGACATCCAAGCGCATGTCTTGTATATGCGTATCGAATGATCGGACATGAAAGAATTGAGAACATCCCGAAAGAAACGGCTTTGACCGAGATTTATACGAAAAACATTATGACGCCTCCGACGCTGAACAACGTGGCAGCGAATATGCCAACGCGACGGACGAACTCTTGGAGTTATTAAAAAAAGCGGCGTTTTTGAGTCGATTAAAACAACCACAGATTTTCGGATTTATCGGGTTGAACATAACTATTAAGGAAAATACAAGGAACCAATTTAACCAGCATGAAACACCACCTAACATTCAAAGACGACAAGTCCGATAAATTCTGGAATATCGAAGTTAACGGAAATTCCTTTACCGTAACCTACGGCAAAACCGGAACGAAAAATAACTCAACGCGTTCACTCCCTCCTATGTATCTTGTGTCAAGCCCTTCCGCAATTTTATTACATAAGACCATATTGAGCTAATTTTCGATTCAATACTTCTTCAGGCATAGAATCGAAAAG